AGCTCGGTTGGCAGAAGATTCAGATATAAATTGATCGCCAGATGTACCGACGGGGAGCTTAATAGCCCTGTGAGTGATAACTTGAACGTTATCAAAACCCGTTTCAGTAGCACTTGCACGGTCATTAATATCACTTGCACGGGCGGTTGTGCCGGATACCAGGTCAGAAGGTTTGGTATAGGTATTACTCATCTATTTAAGCCTCGTAGGGAGTAGTTCAGTTGGACGCCTTGCAAAGTAAATGCGGGGTCGGTTGCGCTGGAATGAACAATTAATAAACTAATATTCATACCACTGCCGTTTAAGTAGGCTTCTGCGGATGCCACTACGGCACTAGACCAAACAAAGTTATTCCAGTTTGCTACGTCCCAAAAACCACCGCCGCCATAGACAGTAGCTTGCGCCCCAGAGGACGATCCTCCAGATCCATAGTCGTAGTCGGCTAGGTAATCTAAAGTCGCCTGACTGCCAGCCTCAAGCTCTAAAGTGGCTTTACGAAAACGTTTCTTTCTATGTGGAGTGTTAAAGCTAGTAAATGGAAGTCTTAAATAAGACTGGATAGCAGTGCCATTAAATGACACCCCATTGTCCATATACATTACGCTTCCGTCTGTGCATCCCATGTACTTCTCAGTAATAAAACTAGGCGTATGCTCTAGTCTCCATGTGGTAAAACCAACAACTTGACGGTTAATAATTGTGCCGACTAATACAGACTTATCATCAAAGAACAAACGATATTGATTCTTGTCACGGTTGACTGTTGCACCAACTATGTTGTTTTTTCTAGCATCTATGAAAGGTTTAACAACCGCAGAAACACTTGCAGATTCAAAGTCACCAAAAGCTTGCGTAGCTGTTAGGCTGCTAAGATCATCGCCATTAAAGAAGTAAAGGTCTGAATCCATTTGGCCGTTAGTACGGGCTACCGCACCGATGGCTGGGGAAAACAGTTTTAAGTTCCAGTCTGAAGCAGAAGCGCCGTACAAAATTGATATTTGATTAATTCCAGTAATAGCTAACGAGTCACCTTTCATACTGCTAAAACCAGTAACTTCAGTACCAATACCAATCTCACCAGCGCCTGTAACTAGGTTCCAGCTTGCAGGATTTCCCACTCCGCTGTGCTGAACAGAACCGCCAGTAAACGATAAGAAGAGGTGGTTTTTATGCACACCAATATGAGATGGCGTATCAGTAGTCATGCCTGTAGTTAAAAAAGAAAGTGTTGTCCCATTGAACTGGAAAGCTTTGTTTATCCCATCGCAACCGAACATCTTTAAACTACCTGAGTGTCCAGTAAAGTTGTGGTTAATAAACTCAAAATTACCATTGGGGCTAAGCGTCGGTGTTGATACGACAGCCCATCCAGAAGACGTGCTTTTGTGCATCACACACGCAGAACCGCCAGCGTTATTTCGGAAGGCGTAAACAACATTGTTGTATTCCCAAACACCCCTGATAGGCCCACTACCTGCAACAGCTAAGTGAGTGCCATTTGATCGACCATCGTAGATGGTATACCCATCTATGCGACGGTATCCACCAGTCATAGCACACTCGTAGTTCTGGGCTAATATAGCTTTGCCTGGGGGCATCTGTAACGCAGGGCTAATGAGGTCTAAACCTCCACTTAAAGCCCAAGCTTGAGACTGAACTGCCATCGTTATGCCACCGGCCTTTCGGCCAAAGTAATGGTGGGTAGCAAACTAACTCCCATAGAAGATAGCCGTATGTTTAGCTGGGCTTGTGCGTCCTGATACAACTCAGGAGCATCTTGCTCTGCCGCTACATAAAGTATGGCCTTATAAAGAACAGCATCGTGATATTGTTCTGCTAACAACAATTCATCTGTATTTGTAGATAACTGTTGTGGTGTCCGGAAATAATCAAAATAGATTGTATAAACTGCGTCTGGCAGCGTATTAAACGATAAATGATTGTCCGGTCTGATCGTGAAGCTGGTGGGCTTCCCGCTTGAAAATGTAGTACGCAACCATGTGGCCCAAGGAACGAAGGTTAAGTAACCCGTTCCATTGCTGTCCGTGATGCGTACAGAACTTGTGATCCACTTACTTAACGCTGGCGAAAGAGCCAAGTTACCTACTGGATCATAGTTTTGTTGGCCATTTACTGTGTCAAAAGATCCTGTCGTCCACGAGAAATCCCAGTCATTGAGATTCTGTATTTCAGTCCAAGCTCGGTTAATCCAATCAACAGACTTTTTGTTAAGACCAGTTTGGTTAACAACAGAAGCCACGCCTTGATCGCTTAGCCCTGTTTCTTTTAACAGCTTGTCGCAAAGTGCCAGATAGTTCAAAGTTTAAACCGCCAATGAGTAGGGGAAACGTTGCAAGTCGCGGGTTGTATCAACTCCGTCTACTCGCTCCATATGTGTAATGACCGCGTTGTCGATTACTTCAATCACTTCGGGAGGTAGGTCAACAGGCTCATTACGTTTGATCTGGTAGGCATAGCCATTTACAGATACAAAAATATCACCTTTGCCAAGATCACCATCCTGATTGTGGAAGATCACTTTTACACGGCTGGGTTTGGTAGCGCTCCGCTTCTTAGCGGCTGGCTTTTCGTTAGTAACCTCAACGGTATCTACTTCAGTCATTTATTTACTCCAATAAAAAAGGGCGCCGATTAGGGCGCCCTTTAGGGGAAACTAACCTAATGGTTAGTCGGTTACAGCAGACTCAATACGAACCATAAAGGCATCGTTTAGAATTACTGCGGTTTGCATAGTCTTCCAGCTAACATGACCACGTTGGGCCAATGGATCGCTATCAGAAGGCTTTGGGTTAACTACGGCTGGGCTTAGACTTGAACTACCTTTCAGCGGAACAATGCCGTAAGCGTCACGTCCAACGATCAACGTAGTGTATACGTCAGCAACCGAACCAGCGGTTGAGATCATTGCGCCCTTAGTTGCACCACCGTTGGCGATTGATGAAAAGACCGTAGAACACATATAACGCACGTCCTCTACCTTACCAATCTCGCCTTCATGTGGAGTTAACTGACCGTACTTCTCAGTAGGAACAAACCCAGCAAAGCCGCGAATTACCGCGTCCATATCAGGGTGGATCAAACCGATGAAAGACGGTGCGACAGCTTCAGTGCCGTAAGAAGGTGTGCTTCGTACTACGGAAGTGATTTGACGCGCATTCTGACGCTTTAGTGTACGAGTCGCTTTACGCTGGTCGGCTAAAGTCATCTCAGTGTTTACAGCGTTACGGGCAGAACCGTTTGCATACTGTACGTTAGTGCCAGCTTTCAATACGTTAAAACGAACTGTCTCAACAGATTGTGCAGCTTGCTCACCTAACACTTCAGAAGCTTCGCGCAAGACGGGATCTTCGTGGGTGTCAATGATGACATCACTGATGGTTACTAAGTCACCAAACTGTTGCAAGGTGGCAGTAATGTCAGTTGCAGCTAACTGCTTTGCTGTTGGCGTTACGCCTTCAGTCAATGCGGTAGTAGCTAATGCCAAGCTATTGTAGCGACGGAACTTTTGTACTTTTGAAGACTTTGTGGCCAAAGGACGTGCCTGACCGAACTTCTCTAATACTAAGTATGGGATGCCGCGCTTTAGCATTTCTTTAGCAGCAAATGCTGCGGTACGTGGTGAAATATCACCGTATTCTGTGTTAGCCATGATGGCCTCCTAATAAATTAACTAGCGATTATCAGCAGCAAACATTTCAAACGCAGTGTCGAAGTCATCTGGTGGGATTACTCCAGAGGCCGCTGGCCCTGGTTTAGATCGAACCCCAGTAGAGTCTTCTAATTGCTTAGCTCGCTTTTGCTGAATACTTGTGACGGTTGAAGTTGTTGCAATCTCTTCCTGCGGCTGACTCAGCTTGAAGTAGTCGATAAGCTTAGAGGCTTCAAAAGCGTCATTACTATTCGATAACTGCTGGATCGCGCTAGGTTGTTCTCGCAGCCAATCAACAAACGATTCGCTTTTCACCACGTCTTTCCAATCAGTATGAGCGGCCTCTAAGGCGGCGTACTGAGTGTTGACATGGCGCTCTTCTTCCGCTGCTCTTAACGGTTGAAGCGCTCGATTCATTGTTTCTTGGTTTTGGCTCCTTTCCACCTCAAGACGGGACTCAATCGCGTCGTGAATGTCAGGATACTCTTCGTTAAAAGACGCCCAAGCTTCGGGGGTCTTCATAGCTTCAGCCACTTCGTTTGCGGATGGTGTAACACCACCGGCAGTTGAAGTCGCTTGAAATTCGTTTAACTTGCGCTGTAGTGCGCCAATCCGTCCCGCATTGCTTTTCGCTTGGTGGGACAGCTTGTCATTATTATCTCGGAGCTTATCGTACTCGCTCTTTAGGGAATCATCGGCCCCTGCCCAGATGTCTTCAACTGGAACCTCTTCTGTTGGAACCTCTGCGGTTTCTCCAACAATCTCTGTATCTTCTTCTTCTAAATTAACAATCAACCCGTCTTCTTGATTTTCTGAAAACTCGTCAAATGCTGAATCAAAATCATCTACTGTTTCGTTACTGTCCATCGGTTACACCCTCGGCGGCTCTTATTAGCGGCACTGTGTTTACTCATAGTTGCTACTAGCGATGTGCAACAGCAAAGCCGTTGGCATGGCCAGTAACGCTTTTAAACTTCCTATCTCGCCCCGTATGAACTGCGTGTCCTCATGGCTCAATCGAGTCATCTCAAGCAGTTCATGGCGAGACTTAATTTCTTCTTCTGCCCACTTGGCTATCTCTACCCATGTGGTGGACTTAGTATCAATGTTCAATTAGATTCCACTGCCTGTTTGCATCTTCAACGCTTGCTCTTTTTCAAACAGCATATCTTTGCTCTGCACTTTCATCTTCTCGATACCCAGCTTAGTGCGCATCTCGCTAACCTTAATGCCCTTCTCAGCGGCCATCTTGGCTAACTCCAACTCTCGATCAGACGCCATCTTCTGCTGTTCTACTTCTAACTTCTGGGCCTGTGCTTGGATCTGAGCGCCTTTTAGCTGAGCGTCCATCTGCATCTTCTGTGCTTCTAACGCTAGCTTCTGCTCGGCCATTGGGTCGCCAGTAGGCGCTTGCTGTTGACCTTGCTGCTGCTCGGCTTGCATCATCATTTCTTGTTGAGCTTGCATCTGCTGTTCAAGCTTTTGTTGCTCTAGTTCGATCTCTTCCGTAGTCTTTACGATTTCATCGGCTTCAAGCTGCATGGATGACACCACTTTGCGGTACAACGCTGCGGTGTTTGTTAAAGGTTGCAATAACGGTGATGCGGCAATATTCATCAAGTTCATTAAGTTCGCTGCTTGCTGCTCTTTTACCAAGAGGCTGCTTGTGCCACGGGCGTCAATGCTGAAGTCACCCTTCACATCTTCTTTCGGATTGAACTGCATATTCCAGTCATACATCCGCTTAATAAATGGACGGGTTATGTCGTCATCATAGTTCTTCACTACACGTCGAAGCATAGTGTTTGCGCTATTCATTAGCATCGACATACCAGTAGCAGTGTCGGTTGCTGTACCCTGTTCGCCTTGAGCGATCTGGGGTAATGCTGTCTCTTCATCGGCTATCTGACGGGCGTACTGGAACAAAGAAATTAGCTCAGTCATGTGACTGTTAATCTCAAACGATCCAAACACGTTATTCACATTGCCGTTCTTGTCTGTTAGCTCCCACACCTTATGCGGTGTTAGACGCCAGTTACCATCCGCTGGACGCACAACCTGACTGTTAATCACGGTCTGTGGGCCTACTGATAGCCCTGCGTTATCCATCAGCATTCGCCATGTGGCATTCAATACTTTCTGGCTTGAACGCATTAGGTACGGAATGCCTACACCAAATAGCGAAGTGTCATCACCTTCCCAGTTGAAAACGCTGTATGGCATATCACCTGTGTCAGCGGGATTGATTACTGCTTTTAGCACTTTGCCTTCACTAAACCAGACGATACCGCTGTACTCTGTGAACACGTCTTCTTCATCGACATCTACACCAGCAGCTAATAGATCATCTTTTTCTACTGGGCCGTGATACTCCCATACTTCAAATCGTCCACTGTCATAAGACGATATACCTGCCATTGACTGCATTTCTTGTAGGTGGGTTGCTGTATTGCTGTTGTCAGCGTCTTTCTTCAAGACTTCTGCTATTTGTGTGCGTAGGAACCCAGGCTTGTCAGCAAGCTCTCTAAGTGCCTTCTTGCTCATGTAGTGACGTTGGAATATAAACTCAGCATCGTGGACTGTACGAGATTGCATATCAGGGAAGAAATCCCAAGGGTCTACTCGCTCAGCACCAGGCTTTAGGTCATCTACAATTTCCATGACTTGGGCCACTTGGCCTTGGTCGTCTACTACCTCAGACCATTTCTGCCTTGTCTTGCCAAGTATTACTGGGCCTTTAAGGATACCAGTACCGTATAGCACGGCATCGTGTACCATATCTCGGTTCACAGAGTTATAGTTGGTTTCGGTTAGCTGGTCGTCTATCTCTTCTTGCATTCCATTAGCACGTTCTCTGGCTTCTTCCATTACGCCTTGTGCTACGTCACGCTTCTCTACCTGTACGCCCTCTTCTGTAATAAATGGGCTACCGTCTTCGTTCTTTATTGGGTCTTTGTCTTTGGATAGCTTAGACAGGTAGGGTACTGGGGTGGGTTGTAGCCCCCAGTTCCTGTCATCTGTTGGGAATAGAATATCTATTAATCGGGCTTCTGCTGCATTCACCTTATTGCGGGTGATGTTTACGAACAGTTTACTGCCCCCACTAGCTGCCAGTGTGGCTGCTGTGGTCTTGTCGTACTGACCATTGAACTGTCTTAAATCGTCTAACCAGCGTTCGTCGATACTGAATCTGCGCTGTACTTGGTCGTTTGCTTGGGCTTGTAGGTTTACACCGAACACACGAAGACGCTCTACGATCTCACGTTCAGCCTTTTGAGACTGTTCGCTGTCGTCTTGCTCTTGATAGTATTGGTCGAACTCGTTAGCTTCGTGCATTTAATAGCCTATTGATGAATCACCGGCAACATACGCTGCCAGTCTCATTCGTGTTGTTTGTAATGCTTGTACGGGTTGTGACTCCCACAGCTCAGCGGATACAGCGCAGTAACGCATTGCATCGGCACAGTGGCTAGTCCAGTCGTGTAGCGGTTTAGTCTTGTATGCTTGGCGCTTATCGTCCCACTCTTTGCGGTAGTTCCGCAGTGACCTGATACCAGCACTACAGTTCTCTTCATCGAACCAAGCAGACTGCAATAGGCGTCTAACTGATTCAATGCCATCAATAATCGGCAGACTTGGTGCGATCTCGAAGTTTATACCAAGGTTTTCGGCCATCTCTTGACGGCTTTGGCCAGAACTCCACTCCCTTACTCGTATGTCATGGGGCGCTATGTGATGACC